AAAAAAAATAAGAAAACATAAAAATTAGATTTATAATGTGTGTGTTTACTAGGTTTCATTCTTCTAGTAATTATATTTTTGTTAGACACATTGAATGTTTGATGTTAGTATTTTCAGATTATCACTTTGGTAAAACAAGTGGTTTGGATTTCTTCCTTCAAACCTCTCAGCTGTAACGGATTCAGCTCACGTTGCCACCTCTGTTTATGCGGTGGATCATTACCATCGTCCATAGTGCGAAATGATAATACTATTACTTATCAAGGTTAGAATCCTAGATATATCCTGCAGCGGGAGAAAACAAAATCTGAATTTAAAGATAAGAATAAGACATTAAAAAGAAGGAAAGTTCAGGATTTTACCCTGAGGTCTTTTATTCGTTTTAACCTCTATAAAATGGTGCAGTATCGTCCTCTGGCCATCTTGATTAGAAAATGTCAAACTCACAAGCGAAGCGCTTGTGTCTGTGCGGATGTGGTTTTATAACATTCGTTCATGCATATTCTTTGAATTTTAACGTAGCATGAGTAGAACCACTGGGGCCTATGATTATAAGCCCACCTCAGAGTGATAAAGGCACAGGATAATCGTATTACTTTTATGTTGCACTCAGATAACAAATTGAAAGATGGAGATCTTAAAACTCAACAAGAAAACCAAACTTCCCCTCGAATATATGAATCATTCGATGGGGATGATAAACAATCATCGTTTTTTGATTGTTTTATACCTTCTCGGTGCGTTGTGCAAAGTGCAGAAGTTGTCGAAATGACAACTGATGCCACTGGTGACACAGTGCAGGAGGAAAATGTTGGTTTTGATGGACAAGATGATCCTATCTTGACAATACCTAACGATTTGTCAAGGATTCAAGTCGATCAAAGTCAAAATGTCTCTCTGGGTAACTACCTAAAGAGGCCTGTACAAATCGCGACTCAACCTTGGCCAGTTGGTTCCACTTTGGACCAATTGACTGATAACTTTGATCCGTGGTATCTTTATTTTAGTCAACCCGCTATAAAGCGCAAACTAGATAACTATTATTTGGTTCGGTGTAATTTGCATCTGAAGTTTGTTGTTAATGCTTCACCGTTCTTTTATGGTTGTACATTGGCTTCATATCAGCCTTTGACTAATTTTGCTCCGGGTTTCACGCCAGAAGGCGCTTTTGGTGAGGAGAAAACTGCTTACTCTCAGCGCCCCCATATCTGGATTTATCCTCAGGATTCTCAAGGTGGAGAAATGGTTTTACCGTTTCTTTATTATAAGAACTGGTTAGATGCTACATCTGCTGCGGATCTAACTGATATGGGCAAAATTAGTTTTCAATCGTTTGGTCCTCTGGCCAACGCGAATGGAGCTACGGGTGATATTGAGATTGTTGTTTACGCTTGGGCAGAGAATATTGAAGTTGCGGGACCAACCGTGGCTTTGGCTGTCCAGGCCAAGGATGAGTATCAAGATGACGGGGTAGTATCGAAACCTGCTTCTGCAATTGCTAGAGCAACTTCGATGCTGAGCGATGTTCCTATTATTGGACCATTTGCTACAGCAACGTCGCATGCAGCAGAAGCTGTTTCGAAGATTGCTTCGTTGTTTGGGTACACGAACACTCCAGTGATTGATGATATTCATCAGTTTCAACCAGCACCTTTTCCGAATTTGGCGTCTACTGATATTGGTATGCCTATTGATAAGTTGACGCTTGATTCCAAGAATGAGTTGTCAATTGATCCAGCTATTGCTGGCGCGACAACTGCCGACGAGCTTGTTATTAGTAACTTTTGTGCTCGCGAGGCTTGGCTGTACGAATCTAACTGGTCCAGCGCTCAATCCATCAATGATGGACTTTTCTACGCTAAAGTGTCTCCTGCCTTATATAAGACAGATACTACTGGACCAACGCCTATTCTTTGGAATACGCCCATGTCACATGTGTCTGATATGTTTGAGTGTTGGCGTGGGGATATCATTTTCCGTTTCAAGTTTATTTGCACGAAATATCATCGTGGTAGGGTTCGTATTAATTGGGACCCTCATGGAAATATTGGTGCGATTGGTGATTACACCACTGAAACGTACACGAAAATTGTAGATATCACCGAAGAAACGGATGTGGAATTTCGCGTTCCCTATACTCAGGCTCTTGCGTATTTACGCGTTGCACCTGGTAAAGGAATACATTACGCTACTGCATCGACTTCCACATCTGATGTCGGTACTTATCATAATGGGATCATAACTGTTCGAGTGTTGAATCGTCAAACTTCACCAATTACATCCGCCAACATTAACATGTTGGTTTTTGTTAAGGGTGCTGACAACTTAGAGTTTGCTGTACCCAAGGAAGTGGATATTTCGTATTCTCCTTACGCCGTTCAATCTTATGATTCCCGTATGGATGTTGGTTGTACCACACATGAAATGGGGGTTAGACCTTCTGTCGCTGATCCAAATATAAATTTGGTGTATTTTGGGGAGTCCGTTGTTTCCTTACGCCAAGTAATGCGGCGACAGAGCCTTTATAAGAGGCTTGTTGCTGGTTCAGGTTCGGCCATAAATACTATATACTTGAGTACTTTCAAGTTGGCTCGTTTGCCGCTGTACCCAGGTTATGACGTTAATGGCATAGATTCGGCTATGGGAATTTTGTCATCGTTACCAGAACCGTATAATTATACGAACTGGTTACCTATGACGTGGATTGGCCAATGCTTTGTTGGTGTACGAGGGTCGGTTTTGTATTCTGTTAATGCTAATGGCCAACAGGATTGTAAAACTGTGATTTGTGCACGTGAGTATGGACCACATAATTCCTCAATTGCCGAATCAGTCATACCTTTTGCTGGCAATGGGGCTTTAAAGCAATCCATTCAAGTGGATCAGTTGGCTGGTAATTCAGGTATGACGATGACCAATCAGGTCACCCAGGGTGGTATTACTACAATGCTACCCATGTACAGCAACGTTAAGTTCATTATGAATTCTCCAGACACGCGTAGTGTTGGCAGTTCTACGGATGATTCCCTTAATGATGCTATGAGAGTTCAGACTCTCTATCAAACCGAAACAAATTCGTTCAACGACACCTTCGTTGATTTGTATTGCGCGGCGGGAACAGATATGAACTTTGTGTTCTTTATCAATGTACCCGCAGTGTACATGTACAACTCTGTGCCTACCCCTTTGCCATAGAGTTGTTCAAATTGTCCGCAATGACATTAAACTATAGCTATTGATTTGGCTATGTCCGAGATGACATTAAACTATAAAACACAGTGGTCAGTG